TCTCGATTGATTGATTTTGGTATTGCTGGAATAGATACCGAGACAACAGGACTGGATAGGATCAAAGATACAATCGTAGGAGCTTCATTGTATTATCCAGGTGAATCTGAGATATACATTCCTATGAAGCATCTTGTTCCTATATTTGATGTTCCTTACAAGAACCAGTTAAGTTATCAAGATGTTTCTTCTGAATTTCAACGACTAGCAGACAACAATGTTAAGTTAGTTTTTGCTAATGCGGATTTCGACTTAGCTATGATCTACAAAGACCTTCATGTAGATTTGAACAAGGTGTGTTATTTTGATGTAATTCTTGCCTGGAGATGCTTGAAAGAAAATGAACTGAAGAATGGATTGAAGGAACTTTATAACAAATATGTACTGAAGGGAAAAGGTGATCCTAAGAAGTTTAGTGATTTCTTCTCGCCAGAACTGTTCCCTTACTGCAAACCTGAAGTTGCAGGTCTGTATGCAGCAAACGATGCTAAGATTACCTATGAATTGTATCTCTTTGAAATCAAGTATCTTGATAAGATGTCTCCTAAGTGCCAGAAAGCACATCTGGAGAGAATTGCAGATCTTGTGTGGAATGTAGAAATTCCACTCATTCCAATTTGTCAAAATATGCACAGAATCGGTGCATTCATTGACAAGGATGTTGCTAGTGTAGTTCAGGCAAGATATCATGAATTAGAGCTCACAGAAAAAGCTCGACTGGCAGAAATGGTTGATGGTGTTTTAAAAGAACATGTCGTAAATATTCAATCCTCTAAAGTGAAGCAACCATTTTTTAGCGGAAAAGATTTTAATCCTAAATCCCCTGTTCATACCAAGTATTTGATTTATACTGTGTTGAACACTCCGCCAGATAGAGACGGCAAGATGAGTACAGACAAGGACGTACTTGCAGAGTTGAACATTCCTGTAGTAAATCAAATACTGAAAGTTCGTAGTATTGGAGTACTTCTCAGCACATTTGTTGACAAGATGCCAAATGCTACTACATCCGATAGTAGAATTCATGCACAGTTCAAACAAATTGGGGCCAATACGGGCAGGCTTTCATCTGCTGACCCTAAGAAAGCATATTGGGGTCATAAAATTCGGTTAACTCATGGAAGGGCAGTTGCATAACCATGAGCCAAGACACACATATATCTACCTTTGGAGGTACATGATATGCGTAAGATACAATTTAATGAAGAAACAATATCCGCAATCAGATCATTCATTGAAAATGGTCACACGGTTGAAGAAACCTGCAATAAGTTTACTCTTAAAGAGGATACACTAAGACGTGTAATGTTTGAAAACGGTATACATGCTTACCATAAAAACAAATCAACTACTAAAAAGGTTGTTGATGAGGAACTTATTCAATTGGTGTGTGGATTGTATGCAAACACCAACATGAGACAGGAAGATATTGTTAAAGAAGCGAAAATTGAATACTATGTCTACAAAATGATACTCGATGATAATTTTACAAAAGAGTATCAAGATAAACGAAAAGCGAGACTGTATACGCTATCAAAACTTGGTGATAAGAATCCAATGACGGGTAAGACTAGAGAACAACATCCAAACTACAGGGAATTTGTTGAAGACGGACATGGATATCTTATGGTTCTGAAGCCTGATTGGTATACAGGAAGGGCAGGATCTGGGTACGTGTTTTATCACAGTGTTGTAATGTGTCAAGCACTTGGTATTACAGAGATTCCAAAAGGTTTCATTGTTCATCACATTGATGGAGATAAAATGAACAATGATATACATAATCTTGCTTTAGCAACAATCAGTGGACATGGTAAAATTCATGCATTGTATCGAAAATTGTGTAAGGTGCAGAGACTATCCAATAAAGGAGTAGGAAAGTAACTATTTACTTTTCGAAATGCCGAACAATACTCGTCAATTATGATTGAGGGTATCGAAGATATAGTCCACAAATATTTTTGAATATGCAAAATATTCCATCACATGCAACAGATATTCGACATATGTTCAGAGCAACACCTCCTATGGATAAAGTACTAGCGTGTGTTGAAGATGAATCTGAAATTACAGTAGCACTTGGAAGATATGACAAAGTTTATACACCAAATGGCATGAAAACGGTAAACACTTTATCCGTCGGAGATGAAGTTATATTGAAAAATAATGAAGTGGAGGTGGTTAAGGTTGTCAAGCGATTGGAAGATACAGATACAGACCCCGGCCTATGTAATGTTGTCTTCTGACTACAGTAGAATTGTGTGCTGTAGTAAAACCCTATAAATCGGTGAAACCTTACCGACAATAAGGCGATACCGAGGTTGTATAATTTACAACCGTAGAGACTATCGAATGCTAGAAATTGACATTTACAGAAATGTATAAATAGCTGTAGTGCTAGGTCAATTGAGATAACCAAGCGAGTAGAGTACGCTTCAAGCGAAGTGGAAACGTAGGGAACACTGCAAATTTGGTAACAGAATTTCAGTGTTAAGATATAGTCCGATACTCCGAGTGATCGGAGAGAATGTGTAGCGAACATTCATAATACAGGTTCAAGGCACAAGAACCAAGATTAACTGCTTTTATAAGCGGTGATAAAGGAATGATAAAGACCTTCCAAGACGGAAGGGACATTTACGCAGGAATTGCAAGTTTATCATTCAATGTTCCATATGAAAAATGTTTGGAGTTTCATCCAGAAACAGGTGAGTACCAACCTGACGGTAAGAAGCGTCGAGGAGAAGCAAAAACAATACTATTGGGTAAACTAAAAAGGTTATGCCCCGTCTACACAAGTTGTTCTCTTGTAGTGTAGAATGAAAACTTTGTGAACCATATTACTCATGGGTGTGGATTGAACTTAATTGGTGTGATAGGAAATGATCACTTTATCAATCTGCTAACAGGGAATGCTGATGCAAATCCTGTGCCAAGATCGAGAATATTCTTGATAAGGTCTAACGACTAATTGTACGGTGGAAGATGAGTTACCATCGGAAGCGCAAAGTACCGTTGAACAACACGGTAATGATATAGTCTAAATTTTACCATATTTGATAACCTATGGTCGTGCTATTCCGTCTATTGCAGATCAGTTGTATGGCAAACGCGACGATATGACAAAAGAGGAGAAATTGAAATCTGCTCAGAAAGTATATGATTCTGTTCTGAAAGCATTTCCTGGAATCTTAGCACTTATGAAATCTGCACAGGCGTTTGCACGAAAGTATGGATATGTTGAAACAATACTTGGGAGGCGTAGACATATTCCTGAGATGCAGTTACCCGAGTTTGAATTTTCTGCAATGAAAGGATACGTTAATCCGGATGTAGATCCTTTAGATCCTTCTACTTTAAAAGAATCTTCGGATATTCCGCAGAGAATAAAAGATGAATTGTGCAAAGAATTCAAACAGTACAAGTACATGGGGCAGATGGCTCCTAGAATAAAAGAATTGTACGAGAATGAGCACATACGAGTTACTAACAATCGTAGTAAGATTCAAGACGGATCTCGTCAGACACTGAATTCTATGATACAGGGTAGACCGCTGCACTGCCCTTATTCATCTAACTACATTACTCATAGGTGTGCTGCATAATTGCAGTGCTAACGGTATCAGCAGAATAAGACAATGTATCTAAGCTAAAGCGATATACATATTTCAAATGACGAAGCAGCTGACTAAGAGAGCCTACGGTCCAGAAATGGATAGCAGGTGATACCGTGCTAAGAATTTCTACATTACATGCTTGGACTAAAGTAGAAATTAAAGTGTAACGACTATCCTCGTTGTTGAGGAGTAAGCTGGAAGATGAGTTACCAGTTGAAATGGTGAACTGAATGTTTTAACATATTCAGAAGATATAGTCTGTACTATTTTGAAAGATATAGTAATATAGAGTGCGGCCGACCAAACAAAACTTGCTATGATAATGCTAGAAAATAGCCCCGATTGGAAGAAGATATGCGGAAGATTACTCATTCCCGTCCACGATGAGTTATTAGCCGAAGTTCCAATGGAGGCTTGGGAAGAAGGTGGAAGACTTCTTTCTAGTATAATGTGCGAAGCTGCTAACTTCTTGCCGTTCCCATCTAAGTGTGATGTAACTACTACACTTCGTTGGTATGGAGAAGAGTTTCCTTGTAAGTATCCAAAACCTAAGTCGGTTGATACAACTGATCCAGAAGAAATAAAATGGATTCAGTACCATCTTAGAGAAATGGAGTACTTGTTACCTGTTTACAATGAACCTGATGGTAGCAAACCTAAGGGAGATCCTGCACATGGAATAAACGGTGTTGTGTCAGAGATGTATACACAAAACATCGAAGACTACATCGTTAAAAGACGTATACTTCGGGAAGAGTTTCTAGATATGATAGAGAACGAAACTCTCTACGGGAGGATGATGGCTTATTCAATTAAAAATTCTAGAAAGGAAATGTAAGACATGATTTTTACAACAAATACTAAACCACTTGATGATGCTCTTTCTTTAAGTATCATCAATGGAAACATTTCAAATTACGACAAGCGTAGTACGGTAGTAGAACTTTCGTTCTCTAGTTCCGGAATGTCTGTTAATGTAGAAGCATCTGGAATCAAAACTCAGGTAGATTTGTTAGGTTCATATGAAGGTCCGGAAGGAAGAAGCACATTGTTTGTATCAAGTTCTTTGTTCAAGCAGCTTGTATCTAGTATTGATACTTCCACAATTTCGTTCGAATATGATCCTAACGGAAATGACGGATTGATTGTAAGGTCTGGAAAGTCTAAGTTTACAGTTCCTAGATCTCTTGATATTGAAGGTCTGGAATTCAATAAGCCTACTTCTGAAAACTCTGGAGAAGATGTAAAGATTTCCGAGGCAGAATGGAAGTATGTAAAAGACCATCAGATGTACGCTATCTCGATGTCATTTGTGCACAAAGTATACACACAAGTTTGGGTAGGCAACAGTGGCGATGTTATCGTAGGTGATTATGATAACGGTCTCTTTACTAAGTCGAATGTATCTAAGTTAGGTGAGTCGTGTTTACTTAAAGACACTATTATCAACCTGCTTATTTCGTTACCTGAGAAATGTTCGGTTGTACGATTTGGTAGATCTTATGTAATTTCATTTGCTACTGATAGTTTCAAGTATGTGTCTGAATTCACTCCTAGCTACGAAGATGATCCTGATATGGGAACCTATAACTCAGATATCTTCTTAGGAATGATGAATATTGACGACCAGAAGTTATCCGAATCTTTCAGTGCATCTACTTCTGAAATTCTCAAGTATCTTGGCCAGGCACTTATCTTTGCAGACGGTGATAGTGTTGTTCGTTTTACTAAGGCTGATGATGTAGTTCGTATAGTGAACAAGAACATTGATTGCGTAATCCCTATCAAGACAACTAACTATAAATCCTTTGAGGTTATATTTGAAGTAGATCGTCTTCGTAAGGTTATCAGCACTTATGACGAGTCAGAATCTGTTAACATGTATCCTCTTGCTTCTCCGGATGATCCTGAAGCAGTATCAGGATTACTTTTCTGGAATGATAAGCTTGTTACTATGATGGCCGGATTAGAATAATGAGGAACAATCATGGCATTTAAGAAAATCTCTTCTATTTCTGGTAGCCGATTCAATTCAGCAATCAGTTGTGAATTTTTAGATAACTACGAGAAGCATCTGACAGCAAAAATATCTGAAGAAAAATCTCAGGTTAGAGGGAAGACTTTTTCACCCTCTAGCCTGAGATGTGATAGGCTTCAGTGGTTCAAATTAAGAGGTGTCGTTCCAGATGTAGTAAGTAATCCAGACACAACTCTTTCATTCATTGCAGACATTGGAACAGCGTGCCATAGGAATTTACAATCTAACCTGATAGAGCTTTTAGGTGATGATTGGATTGATGTAGCAGAGCATTTGTCCAATTCAAACATAGGACGTCCGTTTGATGTAGAGAAGTCTGAAGATAGCCCTGAAACTTTAGTAACTTTCTATGACCCGCCCGTTAGATTTGCATGTGATGGAATCGTTAAAGTATATGGAAAGCCTTACTTACTGGAGATAAAGACTTCCGAAGCATCGTCTTGGCAAGCACTAACTACAGTTAAACCAGAACATGTAGACCAGATACAGACGTATTCGGCACTTCTAAAACTTCCAAATGTGTTAGTAGTGTACCAAGATCGTCAGTATGGAGGGCTAAAATGCTTTGAGTTAAAAGTAAGTGAGCAATCGTGGAACAAAACTTTTGAAAGATTCAATGCAGTTTTAGATGCAGTGAAGTCTAATCTTGCTCCAGAAGGTCTTCCAGTGGGTGATAAATGGTGTACACCGTCTATGTGTCCGTACTATAAAAAATGTCAAGAATATGGAAAGGGATTTCGCTGATGAGTTTAGCTACAAAGTATAGACCAAAAACCTGGGAAGATATGACTGAACAAACACTTGTAGTGAAGATGTTGAAGTCTCTGTGCGAATCTACATTATCTAACCGGAACTTTCTGCTTACAGGTCCTGCAGGCACTGGGAAAGCACAGCCACTTGATAGTCATGTGTTAACACCTAATGGGTTCATTGAAATGCGTGATGTTAAGATTGGAACTGAGGTAATCACTGGGCAGGGGCATACTGGGAAAGTTTCTGGAGTATATCCGCAAGGTGTTAGGCCTATTTATGAATTAGTTCTAGCAGATGGTGGTTCAATTCGAGTTGCAGATCTACACTTAAATGTAGTTTATGTTGAAGGTTCAATTAAGGTAGTCACTACAGACTATTTAGTTCGTCTTTTTGGAGATGGGCTTAATCTATCTATACCACGTTCAGATTTATCAAATTATTCATGTGCTACTGATGATATTCCAGATATTGATGAATATCGTAGAATTGAAGATATAAAGTACATTGGTGAAGAAGACTGCCAGTGTATTATGATAGATCATGAAGATCATACTTATGTATCTGATGATTATATTCTGACTCATAATACAACTTCTGCAAGAATCATAGCAAATGTTTTAAATGATAACATCGGAGAGTCTATAGAAATTGACGCAGCATCTCACAACGGTGTTGACAGTATGCGTGAGTTAGTTCAACAAGCTTCTACATATCCGATTGGATCTAAGTATAAGTGCTTCATCATCGATGAGTGTCATGTTTTAACTCCTCAGGCTTGGCAAGTTCTCCTGAAGGTACTAGAAGAGCAACCTGCAAGAAGCGTATTTATCTTCTGTACTACTAATCCAGAAAAGATTCCTGCTACTATCATATCCAGAGTTCAAACATTTCAATTATCTAAGATAAGCCTGGAAGGTATCTATAACAGATTGAAATATGTAATGGATTCTGAGATTGCAGAAGGTATGGATTACACTTATACTGACGATGCTATTCTCTACATCGCAAAGTTATCCAACGGTGGTATGAGAGACAGTCTCACGAGTCTTGATAAAGCACTTGCATTCAGTCATGATATTACAACTGAAAATGTTGTTAAGGCTTTGAATCTTCCTAACTACGATGATTATTTTGCATTACTTGGTGCCTATGCAAAGAAGGATAATGCAAAGATTACTGAAATCATTGATCGAGTATATAATTCCGGTGTGAATTTTGCTAAGTGGTTTGAAGGATTTCATGGATTTGTAATGAATGTAGTGAAGTATATTTTCTTACAAGATATTCAAAAGACCATGATTCCTTCTTACTACCAAGATAAAATTTCAAAGTATGGAACAAATCATGTCATTATCTGTTTGAGGTTAGCAGGTAAGCTAGTTGAGTTGAATAGTGCTTTAAAATCAACTCAGTATTTACAGGAAACTGCATTGACTTATCTTTGCAGTATTCCTCAGAAAGCAGGTTGATAAAAATGATTGATTCAAATAAGTATAAACCTATCTTAGATGATGTTAACGCAACTGCCGATAATCTCTATAGGATACATTTTGAAGAATATTTATCAGATGTTCGTGATTTGCATAAGCGGATGCAGTCAAAGGTTCAGCCGATTACCGATAAGGAATTGGAAGACGTTCTGACAGTATTACCATTGAACCTTTTTACTGCATCGGAAGCATTGAATAAATTAAAGTTAGAGCAAGAAGTATTAAAACTTCAGATCAAAAAACAAAAAGTTGAAGTACTGAAAAATATTCCAGAGAAATCATCAATCCCTAAGACAGATTTTGTAGCAAGCGAAATGGCAGATTATGAAGTGCTAGTAGCTGTTTATACATCGGTTATTTCCAGAGCAGAATCTGAAATGTCTTACTGTAAGGAACTCATAATGGGTTGCAAGAAGATTTGGGACGGTAGAAGGTCAACAGAAAAATCAAATCCAATAAGTGAACCTGACATAGACAAATTACCTGATTATCAAAAAGATGTGTATATCAAATAAGAAAGAGGTTGTTAAATGGCTAGCTATTCTGAAATGATTGAGAAACTGAAAAAGGATTGGAACTGCCCATCACTTATGGATGGCGCAAGCAAAAATTCAGGCAGGAAACTTCCTTTTTCTAGCCCACTGTTAAATTACTCTACTTATGGTGGTATTCCTAGAAATGCAATCACAGAATTTTATGGATATCCTGGTGGTGGAAAATCGAGCTCTTCTGTTGATATCTGCAAAAATGCTCATGAAATATTCAGGAAAGAGTATGACGATCAAATTGCAGAGTTAAGAGAACTTGCGAATAATGGAAACAAATCTGCATTAGTTGATATTGAAGAACTTGAAGAACGAGGACCTAAAAAGATCCTGTACATTGATCTAGAGCACTCTTTTGACGCTGCTTGGTCTAAAACGCTTGGAATTGATAGTTCTAACATTGAGATTATGCAACCGCCGGATGTTGTTGCAGAAGATATTCTACAGTTTATCAGAGTTGTTATACAGACTGGTGAGCTAGGTCTTATTGTTGTAGACAGCGTTCCTTCGCTTGTTTCTAGAGCGGAGTTAGATAAGAAGATTGGTGAGCGTACCGTTGCACCAATCGCAGGATTGCTTACTACATTTTTGAGAGAAGTAATTCCGTTGCTTACAAGATATGAAACAACTCTCTTGTGTATCAATCAAGTTCGTGACAATATGGATAATCCATATGTGCCAAACACTCCGGGCGGAAACGCATTGAAGTTCTATGCTTCTCTCAGAATCTTATTCCAAATCGGGAGCCCTGTTGATTTTGTAGGGAATGAACTTCCTCAGAAATCTGAGAATCCTTCTGGTTACATTATCAATGCTAAGATAACAAAACAGAAGTCCGCACCCTGGGATCGCAGAAATGGTTCTTACTATCTTATGGCGAAATCTGGTATCCGAGTTGATATTGATTTCTGTCAGTTAGCTGTAAACAAATATGGAATCATCAAGAAAGGTGGTGCATGGTTCACTATATGCGACCCGATGACTGGAGAAATAATTGAGGATCCGAATACAAACAAGCCTTTGAAGATCAATGGATTTGCAAAGGTGTTGGAGTATGTTCAAAACAATCCTGAGTACTTTAACAAACTGAAGACTTTTATTATAAATGACATTGAAGGAAATCCTAATAGTGTAGCGTTAGAAGGTTCTGAAGAAGTAAGTCAAACCATAAGTGATTGAATTTCATAAGACTTGTAGTGGTCGCCAGACCATTTTGGTAAATGCGTATGTTAACTATTCAAGAAGTAGGATTGGAGATATTGAATAATAGGCCGAAGAAATTCTATGTGTTTTTAGGACCTGAGTATGGTATCAAGAACAAGTATATTAAACACTTAGAAACTCTGTATGGATGTAAAGAGGAATATAGTAGCGTATCCGAACTACTATCTGTCTTTCATAAGAAACGATTGATACCGCTATCTGATAAGCTGTATGTAGTTAGATATGATGAGCAGTTCTCTTCTGATTTAGACGAGTCTAGTTCTTCTTACATATCTAAAACAAACATACCGGGAACAGTTGTGTGTTTATACGAAGATACTTGTAAAGGTATAAATAAAATTCATAAGTACTTAGATGATTTCTGTGTGTCTATGGATCCGATAGATAAAAAATTCATTGAAAAATATATAAAGACCGATAATCCAGGTGTGTCAGATAAAGTTGCTAGTATTGCGTCTTCTCTCTGTCAAGATTACTACAATGCTACAAGTATCTATAACTGTATTCGAAATCTAGAATACAGTAGCTACACAGAGGAGGTTATCCGAAAGATTGTTTGTCCAATAGAAGATAACAGCTCATCTGAGAGATTAAAAGTGTTGTTTGCTAGCAAGAATGTACCAGAGCTTTTGCTTGAGTTAGATACAACTAGTGTTGATTACAATGAGATATTTTATCTTTTTTTAAATGTATTGATAGAGTTAGACAAGCTAGTAGATGCCAGTTACAGTTCTTCTAGATTCAAAGCATTTGCTAAGATATGGAATCATAGAGATACTTACAACATGTTTTCTATCATATATAAATGTTTGGAGGACACTCGAAGTATAAGCTCTGATGTATATCAATCGTTATTATACTGTGTGAGCTGCTTGGCTTTCAATCCTACTTTAGAACTTAAGGAGTTGTCATGCTGAATAATCAGAAAAACGCAACTGAACAACTTAAATTGTTAGCATCTTCTAATTCTAGGAGTATTTTGCTATGTGGATGTCCTGGTTGTGGGAAAACTTATCTAGCTCTAGAATACGGCGATTTTGTAGGCTGTATCAACAAGATTGTAGTTTCTATGAAAGTAGACGAATTACGCGAATGTGTAGAGTCTTGTCAATCAGTAACAAATGATGTACTAGTAGTTGTAGAAAACATCGACTCTGGATCTTATCAATCACCAGGAGCCCTTCTTAAGTTTCTAGAAGAGCCTCCTGAAAATGTTTACATAGTTGTAACTTGTTCTAACATTGGTAAAGTTCCTGACACAATTGTAAGCAGAAGCAAAACCGTAGACGTAAATCATCCCACAGTCGCTGACGTATTGTCATATGCTTCTCTTAAATATCCTAACCTAGTAGATATGCTTTCGCAGAGTAGAACATTCAAATCTGTTAGATCATACAAAGATGTGGATTATCTATCTAGATTAGGAGTAGATAAACTTCACTACATGGATTCATTGAATTTAACTAAAGTAGTCAATACACCTGTAGCTACATCGTTATGGGAGCTTTCGCATTTTCCTGATGAAAGTAAAACCAATCTAGCTTTAGTTATTCAGTCTCTGATGACAGAGATGAGTGATCCATATGATGTATCTTCATCAATTACATTTTTGAATAAACTAGATGCACATTTTGTATCTGAAAACGCATTACTTGCTAAGTTACTGTTTGAATTGAAATATGGAGGATAAACAATGCATACTTATTATTTCTCAGGATCTTTAACTCAATCCATGCATGATATGCTTTTAAATATGCCGGATTTTGAGCCGCTAGACATTCTTATATCTCAGTTAGACCGAAGTGCTATCAAGAAAACAATTGAATGGAAACGGGAAGGATTTTGCAAATCACTTTTCATCGACAGCGGAGCCTTCAGTATCCATACAGGAAAAGCACATACAACTGTAGATGAGTACATAGATTATGTCAATGGAATTGACGATGATATTGATGTGTTTGCACAGTTGGATACCATTCCTGGTCACTTTGGAAAACCTAAGTCCCAAGAGGATTATGAAGAATCTGCTAAGAAGTCTTGGGAAAATTATCTGTATATGCGATCTAGAGTTAAATCCCCTAAGAAGTTGATGCCAGTATTCCACTACGGAGAAAGCATGGATGTCCTTAGATTTATGCTAGAGTGGAAAGATGAAAACGGTGAGCATTTGGATTACATCGGAATCAGTCCTGCAAACGATGCTTCTCAGGAAGATAAAAATACTTACTTGATGAATGTATCAGATATCATAGCAAAGAGCAGTAATCCTAATGTAAAGACACATCTGTACGGAATGACAAGTTTAGACGCTCTTTCAAAATATCCTTGTTATTCTGCTGACTCGATTTCTCATAGACTTATCGCCGGATATGCAAAATGTTTATCTGTTAATTTTGGAGTAATTTCAGTTTCTAAGAAAACACGAACATCTAAGACAAAATCAAATATGAGTTTTGTAGATCTTGCAGATGATTACAATCTTAATGTTCTGAAGAAAGAAATTGAAGATTTAGGATTTACACTTGAGCAGATTCAAGAGGATTCTGCAGCAAGAGTGGTTATGACAATGCACAACATACAGAAACTTATCAAAACTAAGTACGCTTATACACCTACTAATGTAGGGAGAGCTAAGCGGTTGTTTGATTTGGGGTGATACAGTATGGAAGAGATCTGGAAAGATATTCCGAATTACGAAGGCATATACCAAGTATCGTCATTTGGACGCATTAGAAGCTTGAGCCGTAACTTGATGTATGTTCGGCACTGTCCGACCAAAAGTTGTGAAGTTGTATATCATTTGAATGGAAAGATTCTGAAGCAAACTGCATCTAATGGATACTTATGCGTCACTTTAAATAAGAGCGGACGCTCTAGATACAAAGCTGTCCATAAACTTGTAGCGTTGATGTTTGTACCTAATCCTGAAAACAAACCGGTTGTAGATCACATTGATGGGAATCGCTCCAACAACCATTTTGAAAATCTACGATGGGTAACTGCTAAAGAACGAAACATAAACGCTGTAGTCCGTGGAGAGCTTGTTAGACGATCGCATGGACATCAATCTATTAGAGATATAGATACTTTAGAGGTTTTTCACGACATAGACGACATTGTATCAAGATATGGATTATCTCAAGAGGACATACAATATTCTATATCTACGCAAAATCAAGTTAATGGTTATAGATTTGAGCTAGTTGAAAGAAAACACAAATCTCTTTTCAAATAATCAAAGGGTAGGTATTCAATACAAGAATACTTACCTTTTATATGTTAGGAAGGTACCGGTTCGTACTTTGGAAAGAAGGTGTTGTATGACAATTCCTAACATAAATGATTTAGCAAGCTTTGTTCTAGTAGCAAGTCCTAAGAATGAAGTATGCTACAATGCTACTATGTTCAATAAATCGTCTATACGAGACTGGCTCATTGTATTCTTGCCAAAACATTATATTGATACCGCAGTTGAATATGTTTCAGAGGTAGGTAGTGGAGTATCTGAAACTAACATCGCTGAAGACTGTGTATGTGTTAAAGGCCGACATTGGGTTGATATTCCTACAGAAAAACTTAATCTAGTCGCAGGATATCACTTATATCGAATTCAATTTGTAGACAGTCTACTTGGGGTTGAAAATACACTTTATTTCGCATATAATATACAAGACGATAATCCAGCTACACCTTATATATACATGAACAGAAATAAGGAGACCTCTGACGATGAAACATAATATATTTAGCGCATTTAGACGTTACAATGCTAATGTAAGAGATACTAATGCTCCCGATTGCGTTAAGCGAGCAATAAGTTTTGCGTTAGGTTGGGATTACAACGATGTGTCACGATCGCTGAATAACATATCTAAAATGAGGACCGGTACTACTGAAAATTATAATACTTTAAATGTGTTTGCAAAGTTTCTAAAGGACCAAGGTTGTCCTTTGATGGATCAATCGTCTTGGCCTAAACCTTTCAGTGTTGAAGAGTTTTGTGAACAAAATCCTTCAGGAACTTATGTGCTAGAAGTACATGACGGCCACAATAGAAACAATCACTTAGTTGCAGTTATGAATGGTGATATATATGATTCTTGGGATTGCTCTAAGTATGTAATTAGACGTGGTTGGAGTGTCCCACATGTATCTAGTCCAGTTCTTGAATTTTCGCTGAGTGAAGTATCTGAAGTATTTTATCCTGATATTGAAAAGTATGCTAACAAGCTCATAGCAAGAGCTCAACAGATAACTGACCTTGTTAGTTTTTCTGTAGGTCCTCTAGAAGAAGATAAATACAACAGAGATTCTAACGGATCTACTTATGAGTTTACTATAGTGATTAAATTCTGTGACCAGGATGCTGATCCCGATGGTGTAGTTCAACGACTCGCTAGAAACAATAGACTAGGATGTTGGGGAAGTTGGAGCCCTTACGGAAGATCTTTACGAAAGTATTTTACTATAAAATTAAACATCCGAAAGAGCTTGGAAGAAAATTTTAAATCTAGTAGACAAAGGATACATGATATGATATACAATGCTATCATAGGTCCGTGTAAGAATATTGAGCTAGAGGAGGAGCGAGTTGCTAGATCTACGGATGCTAAAAAGATTGATTTTGACGAATATAAATTTCTTAAAACTTTACCTAAGTGGGTACAAGATAATGCAAGATATGTCGATATACAGGATTATCTAGCTGGACGGGACTATAGTGATAACATACGAATATCAGTAGATCCGCTTCCTGGAGATCCAGATCCTGACCCTGTGTTACTTTATGGATCTAATAAATATGAACTAGATTATGTGATAAAGAAGTACGAAGAAGATTTTTATCGTGGCGGTTTTTGATTGGAGGTAGATATACGTGCTAGAAAGAATATATGCTAGTAAGATGTTTGCGGCTAGTAAAAATCAAGATAAGATAACTAAAGCGCTTGTAGATCCATTGAACGGTGAGTTAGTTCAACAGCTCAGATCTTACTTAGACGATGACTTCTTGAAGGAAGCTAAAGAGCATCGAGAGGCAGTTCAACCGTCTGAACCTAAAGAGCCATTTAGCCGTGAATCAAGTAGTAGATCTGACCGAGACAACAGAACGCCTGCCCCTGAACGTACTCACGATTCGTCTAATCCTAGTCCTCGTCATTCATCTTCATCTGATTTTTCTAGACTTTCTGATATGGGTGTTCCTGATGCAAATGAAGGTGCAACATTTGATGAGGAAAAATCTGAAGAACTGTCAGATACCTCAGAGACTCAAACATCTGAAGATGCATCTGACGAAATTTCCGAATCTGTAGATATCTTATCTGATGTTACTTGCCGAATAGACACTGATGAGATAGAGCGTTGCTTGAATGAAAACGAACAATCTGCTGGAGTTAGACGCGTAACTCTTTCAGGATCAGAGTTATGGATATACTACAAAGACGATATAAACTTGAATAGCGTGATGGATGCAACTATTTCTAAAGTAACTGAAATATGTTCAAACTGGAAATTTAGTAGGTTCGCTAGAACTTATAATGCAATTGTGTTCTCTTCCGATCTATGATGGTATGATGTATGAAAGAAAAAACCGCTAGCTTGCCTATCACAGAGGAGTTAGATTTTCACTACTTGTTAGAATTGATGCCTCCTTTGCATAATGAACCGCTTTACACAGACCTTCCCGAACTATTTTCTATATTAGGTCATGAAAAACTGCTGCTGCTTTCCAGATATGCAGGCGGGGAAATAATAAAGATTCCTACTTTAGACGAACTCCGAATAAGCATTGAATCTCTTCAGTGGTATTATGATGTTCGAATATCTAAGAAGAAATCCGTAAAAGATGTGCCTAAGGACATATTGCCATATTTTCAAATTGTTGAGAGAGTATACAAAGAAGATGCTTCAAACCATAAAGAATGACATAAAGAATCTACCTTATATATCTTTTGAAGAATTTTTTACAAGTTACGTTCTAGCGGTGCAAGATTCTAATATTGATAATGAGATGAGGTTTTTTGTAGACAACAATTTGATGTCATTAACTAGTATTGGTAATGCAATAAGAAGCACTAGAGAGGAGCTAGAATCCATTGATAAGCAACATTGATTTACAAAATGCATATGTAGAATTATATAAGATACTAAGAAACTACATATGGGATTATAATACTGTTGTGAAAATAGCTGATTTGGAGATAGCTTGTTTCCAGACTTGTCCTAACTTGAGTGAAGTCAAATTTCAACTGTCTCGTCTAAGATTATCTTGCACAAATACAATTCATGAGGATGAAGATTTGCTAGGAGCATTCGATGAATTTGATGAATTGCTTAACAGTAGTAATACTTACTATGTAAAGATTGATAAAGTAAATGAGGTGATACAGAATGAAGATAACGAAGAATGATAAATCTACAAAGAAGGTAGCAATCAAGTCCAGTTCAACGAGGCCGCAAGAAACTAAGGCTTCTGCAATGAATCCTGCCGGTGTTCCATTAAGATCGGTAGTTAAATCATCCTCTAAAACATCTGATGCTTGCAAGTACATCAAATCAGCTATTGATGCATTAGGCCCTGCAGCTATTGACGGCGATGCTTCAGCTAAAGATGCTATTGCAAATCTGAGTGTTATCTTACTTGATTTAAAGAACTAAACACAAAACTAAACAATTCAATATTCAGGAGAGATCAGTATGAATGACATCAAAACCGTTGATGGCATACCAAGTGTGTCAGATCCGCTAATTGCTAAACAACGGGAAGTCGTGTCTAAGATGCGAACTTCCCTTATTGCGTGTTCTGATGTAAATAATTCAGGTACTGCTAAACATGCCATTGACCAGATAACAGCTTTAAGAATATACCATCAGCTTTCCAAAATCATAAGATATACAGAAATGATGGATAAAATAGAGGCAAAGTTGTATGAAGCCCTCGATTATCGACTTGATACAATGGATGTAACAGATGAAGACGCTTGGATGTCATTGATGCGTATGCAAAGCGCATTACAAACTACAATGATTGAAAGTCATAAGATACTTCAGCCTTATCTGGACATCAGTTCGATGCTCCCAGAATTTGATATCGTTGAAGAAGAAGGTTCGAATATGACTGAACTTCATGTTCTTCCTAAGAGCAGTCGTGATAAGATTCGAGTTGCAGCACAGTCAGTATTAAGTGATATTCAAAAAGAACAGAAAGCGAGTGAGGGATAAATGGATTTATCCTTGCCTGCAAGAATCGCAGGTATTTATGATTCTTGTAATGAAAAAGAAAAATATTATCTGAGATGTATCTTGCAGGAACTTGTCGATGAGGGATACTCAAAGACCTATGAGCAAATCTGGTTATCTGATTACAAAGAAATTCCAGTAGATATTGACACTTTTATTGAATCTGATTTGTACTTAGGTAAAACTAATAGAAACGGAGCAGCTGTGTATCCATTTTGGAGGACAGAACTTCGCAACATTTTCCACGCAGGTAACAAATACGAAGAATGTTTCTTTACAGGAGCAACTCGAATTGGAAAATCTTCTACAGCCATCACTGGAACAGCATACATGCTCTACAAACTTATGTGTTTGAGAAATCCGCAGCAGTATTACGGAAAGAAGGATGTGTCGAAGTTTAGCGTTCTTTTCTTCAATATTACAAAGGATCAAGCAAAAGACGTAGGTTTTCGTGAGTTCAATGATACATTGAAAGCTACAGACTGGTTCAACCAACATGGCAAGTTTAGTAGAAGTGAAAATGATTTCTTTTACATTCCTGAAGGAGATAAGATTGTTGTTGATTACGGATCATCTGGACAAAATGCGTTAGGAAAACAGGTGTTTGTCGGATTTTGTCTTGTAGGTAGTACAAATGTAGTTACATCAGATGGTGTTCATACATTAGAAGAGTTGTATTCGTCTGACAATTCAAATGTTCTTGTAGCATCTTCAGGCGGATATCGGAAGTTTGACGATGTTAAATTAACAAAGTACGTCACGGATACAGTTAGAATCACACTTGATGATGGAACTGTTATTGAAGGTACACCTGAACATCGTATTATGCTTTCAGATGGTAGTTATAAGATGTTACGTGATTTAACAGATGATGATTATTTTACAGATTCTGGTGTTAGATTGCGTAAATCTGAAGTTATTTATTACGACGATCCGATACCTGTATATGATATTGTAGGTGTTGAAGAAACACATAATTTTGTAATTGCTGGAAATACTTGTAATGTAATATCTCATAATTGCGATGAAATGAACTTCAGCAAAGCTGGTGTAAAAGATGTCATGAAAGCAAAGCAGCACATGGCAGAACTGTACAACACCGTTGCTACTCGTGTAAAGGGTACATTCCGTGTTGAGGGAGAAGTTCATGGTAAGATTTTTGCAGTGAGTTCTAAACGAAGCGATTCAGACTTCATGGAATTGTATATGAAACAACAGCTGGAAGCTGGTGCAGGCGATCATATGTATATTTCCGATGCACCACAATGGGAAGTGCTTCCGAAAAGTATGTTCCATGAAGAAACGTTCACTATTGCTGTTGGTGATAGATATAAGAAAGGATTTGTAGTACCTGAAAATCAAGATAATGAAGAGAGTTTGCATGAGCTTGAAGCACAAGGCTACACGCTCATGCACCCGCCTATTGATATGCGATCTGATTTCATTGCAGATTTTGATATAGCACTTCGTGATATTGCAGGCATCACAGTTCCTGGATCATTATCATTCATTACACAAGATATATTAGATAATTGTATTGGGACTAGGAAGAATCCATTTATCAATGATATTCTTCAGATTGGAACAAAAGATACGCTCTCAATTGAAGAATTTTTCCACCTAGAGTATACAGATAAGCGAGACTACAGCTGTCCTGTATATATTCACTTAGACTTATCATTAAACACAGACAAAACTGGTATTTCGGCTGTTGCTGTAACCGGTGCAAAAGATATGCAAGATTTAGATGGTAATACAATCTCGCAGATTTCATTTACACATCTGTTTTCAGTATCACTTGAAGCACCGAGAGGCGATAAAATTCCTTACAATAAAATATTAGTATTTATCAAATGGTTGCGAAAACAAGGGTTCAATATACAGAGTATAAGCCGAGACCAGTTCCAGAGTGAATATTTAGGTGAGTTACTTGAAGCACAGGGATTTGATTCTCCAAAAATATCTCTAGATAGAACTCCTGACGGATACATGGCACTTCGTACTGTGCTGATAGAAAAGCGTATTGATATGCTAGATTGTCAATTCTTACAAGATGAATTGATTCATCTTCAAAGAGATGCAGCTAGCGGAAAAATTGACCACACAATCGGACGGTCAAAGGACGTATCCGACTCATTCGCAGGAAGTGTATGGAACGCAATAATGAAGAATCCTGATGTTCCTGTCAAAGCAAAATCGGTTGCAGGAGCTATTGCAAGTGTTAATCAACCAAGGCCTTCTAGAAACTCCGTCACACTCGGCGGTATGATGTTCCCTGGTATTAAAAAATATTAAATTCGGAGGTTTATAGTATGTTTGTGAGAAACTTTCTTTCAAATTGTGAGTATGTCTCAGTTGTACCTGTAGGTATTCTCATCACATTGCAGTATGATACAAAAGGTAGAATAGAAAAAATACTTCATGGATCTACTGAAGGTGATGAAGATGTCAGCCAAGAGTACATGAAGATAGTTTTAGAGAAAGGACTTGTTCCTAGAACCCTTCTCGTAACGGGTGGAAGAACTTGGGTAAGTGGTGTATTCTATACAAGAGTTCATTCTTTCCTGGATAAAGACGGAATACTCCCCGAATGTATATATCCAGATCTTAAGAAAGCGTTTCTTAAGTCCCCTGATAAGTTCGTCTTTGCTGCATACTCAGTTAAGAGTTTAGCAGCTGTTTTCCAAGGATCTTTAGCAGCTAGACAGTGGTTAGCTGCATCTGGATTCAATCTTCTTCCAGGGACTCCGTTGTCTAGTGAAGTGTTGCAAGAAGAAAACTTCCGCTCACGCTTAGAGAAGTTCCTTGGTGAAGATAAGTATTTTGACTTCCCGCTCATAGCAGGTTACTGTGTTTATTCTAATGGAAAGCCTACCTACCATCCTGCAGATATGAGAATAGAAGTAGTTAAGTCATTTTCTCAGTGTACTGATTATCATGGTCATATCTTGATGAAGATAAATGACAACATGACCATCGATTACAACCAGTGTGTAAACCGGTATTGTGTAGAGAAAGGTACGGCGCTTTTGATAGATTACTACGGTGAAGTTATCCATTCTTACAAGAACGGAATGTCTAGTGTACAGAACAAGCAAGAGTCTATTAAATGCCCTGTTTGTGGGAACATGTTTGTTCCTCGTTTTGGAACAGATACAATATGTACAGACCCTCATTGCAACTCTCGTCTGTTCATTCCTGTTAACAACATGCTTTGCGCATACAAACTTCCTAAAATCAGTTATGAGAAATATCAGAGTGTTTGCAAAGATTACGGCCGTGACTTTTCAATTCCAGATGTACTGAATCTTCCGGAATATAATTACACAACCAGTATTGATTTACCTACACTTCTGTATGGAATTATTCCTAGAGATGTTGTAGCAGATTATAACTCTATCAAATTGTTATGCAATAGATGCTACAACAATCCAGATAACCTGATGTATCAGATTTCTAATCCTGGGGTGCTTGCTAAAAATAGTGACATTCCAGAAGTATCTAATCTTGTAGTGTGGGCAAAGGACGAGCGTAACTTAAAAGATATTGAGAAGCTACTCAACAATAAGAACATCATCATTTGTAACACCAACAAGCAATTTAATGGAGCTCCTGTTCTTAGAAACGTGAAAGCATTTATAACTGGGGATTTCTTGCACGGAACTGCTCAGGATATCTACAGCATTATTGCTAGCTACTCCGGATCTTATGTGAATAAAGTCGAAGATTGCAACGTAGTAGTTGTAGGTGGCACGCAGATGAATATAGACGGTAGAGCTATTAAGTACGCTAGAGACAAAGGTTTAACTATTTTAGATGAAAACACATTTTTCTCTAGATATTCAATTGATGAAGATTTGGAATCTTACCTTAAATGATTACAACATAAAGTAAGGATAAAGGAGTGAGAAAAGATGGCTTCAGTTAGAAATTGGGTGTCTAAACTTCTTTTGAATAGTAACAGACCTTCTATCTCTTGGATACGAAATATTGTCAGTGGTTCAATGTATCGAATTTCTGATGCAAGAGGGCTTTCTTGCTTCGCTACTATTCGAACACGCATAAACACGATGAGATCTCTAGCAACTGATTCACAGATTGCAACAGCACTTTCTTATTACGCTACAGACGCTACTACTGTTAACACTGGTGGAGACATCATATGGGCTACGCCTATAGATGCTGAGCAAGACGGAGAAGTCGCACAGGTAGTAAATGACTTGTTCAGAAGATGGAAAATCAATAACTACGCTAGAGACCACATATTAGAGCTTGCTACTATTGGAAACTTGTATATTCCAACAACGGACATATACAAACGTGAGTCTGGAGATGTAATTCGTCACGGAGTAGCTTTAGACGGTAATACGGTTTTAGATGACACATATGACATCATTCCCTCTACTAAGATACCTCCAGAAGATATCTTGCATCTTTGGTATCAGGGAGAGCCTGAAGGATTTTTGATTGATCCTGACGAAAATGATACATTCGATAGAACTACGCTGTTTCCTGAAAGTTCGGTTATACATTTTGCGTTAGGCGGTATGCTCGGAGATTACAAAGTATCTACTACAGATGGTGATGGCAACACATACGAATACGATATCAAGTTTGCGGATCCTCTGATGGAGAGTGCAGTTACACCTACACAGACTTTGAATCTGTTGGAAGACGCAGTAGTTTTATCTTCATTGAATCGAACAATCAAGTTCATAAATGTAGAGTGTGGTACTGTTGAAGAAGAGATACGAAATACACTTCAACAGGTCAAGGATACTATTGAACAACAGCTTTCGTTAAACACTGCTACAGGAGACATTCAAAGCTTCGTGAACCCTCAGAGTCCTAACAACCTGATATATGTTCCTAAGATAAACGGTAACGATGCAATCAGTGTAACTGACTTAAACATGGCAGAAGCTACCGAAGCAGATAACAAGCTTCTAGATTATTATCAGAACAAAAAGTTGTCTGTATTAGGTGTTCCTAAGGAGGCTATGAACTATTCGTCTAATGAAGGATTAGGTGGAGCCGGAGCTGTTATGTCTCAGAGATCTGCTCTGTATGCTAACAGTTTGCAGCGTCTTGAAACTGCTTACATGGAAGGATGGAGGGAAGCTCTCAATAAGTATTTTGTACGCCGTGGAATGAAAGGCTTTGTAGATAAGTTCCAGCTTCACATGAATCCGATTATCACTATTCAGAGCACCGTTCAATTTGACAAGAGAGATCAAGCACTCAATCAAGCTAGTTCTGTTGTAGACCTTCTCAAGAATTTGGGTGTAGATGATAGGTCTGATTTCAAGGAAGCATTGATTGAAATATTATCAGAAGTACTTCCACGAACTGGTGCAGAAGTTGCTAGTTGGGACATCAATGTATCACAAGATAACACAGAAGAATACTAAGGTATAAACAAGTTTGAGGAGGAACGCGAAATTGCTTACAAGTTTAGAATTAACTAAGACTTTTTTCAAAGATTTGAAATCCTATAACTCAAGTAATTTCAGAACGATTGAACGAGCATCTCTATCAGAGGATGATCCTGTTGTACATAAAGCGTTTTCTAGTGCAGTAACTAGATACTTCATCTTTTCTGAGAGACATCCTGAAATCTCTGATGAAGATAAGCGAATATTGTATTTCAAATTGAAGCTAGATATGGTTGCTAAATACTTCAGTGAATATCCTGATACTAATACTGAACTGCTGAAAGCATTTCAGTTAGAGTTGCAACAGTATGTCAAGGATCAAAAACAACTTGAAATGATGGGAAGTGAACATAATGAGCCAAATGCCGTTGCGTTATGAAATATCAAACTGGGATCAAGCTACGCAGTGTATTTCTAACAACAGTACAAAATTACACATTCGGATAAGTCATATCAACAATGATCAGAATTTTTCTGGTATTCGGATTGCTGTTGAACACGATATGTATGGCATCTTATTTTCAACAGTTATCCAAGCGGAAGGTGAAATTATTACACCTCTTGGAGATGAAGAACTTACAACAGACGATATACTCATACAGCTTTCTAAATTCGGATTCTTGATTACTTATGCTTACAATGATAGGATGACTGAAGAACAAATCGAATATCTTATCACATTAGATGGATTGAAATTTGATAAGATTCGAGTGTTGCCTGTTATTGAACATAACTCTGTTGGTAACAGAGATGTTAAGATGTATGTAGTAGTATTTCAATCTGATAAACTTCCTAAGTGGTTAAATGAAAATATTGCCGTACGTAGATCTGAATTCCTGAATGCTCTTGGAAAGGGATCGGCATTGAATCTTGAAGGAATTAGCGAAACAAAGAAGTTCGTATGGGATTGGCTCACTTTTGTAGGAACAATCAAAGATATTATCAATGATTATGTTTATGCAAAAGAAGCTGAAGATGAAGGTGATGGAGAATGACTGTAAATATCATAGGTCAAGATATTAAAATACTTAGGTCTATGTATGATGAGGCGTTGAAACAGCAAGGTATTCCAGTTAAGTATCAATTTCCAAACCTTGCTACTTCAAATCATCAAGGAGAAACTGTAGTAGATAGTTATTCCGAATACATCGATACATTTGTATTCTTTGATGGATCTCCAAAGGTTAAGACATTCAAGAGATATGGATGGGTGGTTGAAAATGATGAAAACCTTCCTTTCTTGATCCATTGCAGTTTTAATCTTCCAAACTTGCAAAGAGATAGCGTGTTTACAATAAGCGGTCAGTACAGTGAACTTCCTGACCGTGTGTTTAAAGTAACTGAAATTACTTATGATTTACAGGCGCCTGATCATCTTGTCTGCCAAGTTGTACCTGTTTATGAGAAACAAACAGTCGGACAAACTGATCAAGAAATTGCAAGGAAATACAACAAATCCAATTATTTTATTAAACCAAATACAGATTATCGTGGTCAGCCTATTAAAACAGTAGAGAATGGGGGTGCAGGGAATCAATGATTTACATCTATGATAACGCACTAACAGAAGATTTATTAGATTCCTTTAATCCGGAAAGAGTCCCTAACCCTGTAGTCCGGGTAATTGATCCTGAAAGTGTAATTGATTTGGCTGCACAAATTCAGAATGATGAAGTTAGTTTTCCAATTGTAGCACTTTTCAGAGACACTAATTTGCATATTGCACAAGATCGCATGAACTTCACCAGATTACATTCTGGAGTTTCAGCTGGGTTTGATAATGAAACTAATAATTTCTATAATGAAAGAGTAATTCCCATTGATTTGAATTACACTATTACAGCTTTAGCTACAAGAATGGCAGATCTAGATGAAATTGTTAGAGAACTACTTTTCAAATATAGCTCTATGTATTTCATTGATGTTACACTTCCTTATGAAGTACCAAGGAAAACAAGATTTGGAGTACAAATCAAACCAGGAACTGATATTGATTATAGTTCTACTACAAACGCCTATAATAAAGGCGGTAAATTATACCAGGCTTCCATTCCGTTGGTCTGTGACGGTACCGTTTTAATTTCTTACGTAGAGAAAAAATTAAAACGGATTGCTGTTGATCCGGATATCCTATAAGATTCATATAATTTAATTTAAGAATAATAAAGTAAACTCTTAAATTTATATGAATCTTTTTATGAAGAGTTGGATTTTAAGTCGCTAAACTCCTTGTTACAGGATTCTAACTCTTGTAGGCGTAAGGACAACGCCGCTACTGTATAGAGTCTCTAAACTCACAACGCTACTTTTTCTTAGTATGTTTAACGCTCCATTCACATCTGCATTTATCAGAATGCCATCTTTTGTTTGATACAGTCCACGATATATCCTTTTACCTGTGAACTCCCCTTGCTTTGGGTTCAATGGATTCCATTTCGGAATTTCATCACGATCTAAGAAACTCGCCTTAGATGTATAAGATTCTTCCTGTTCCACATAGTTTATTCCATATTTTGTGCAAAGATATTGAATCCTTGACTTCAACTTTCCATATGGTAGCATTGCAAACTTTTGATTATTTACTTTACCGAGATTAACTCGATCTTGGAAACCATCATTGTAACCTACAACAATATTACCAATCTGATGTTCAATACAATAATTAACTATGTACTTTGCAGACTTATAAATCAAATCATCAATTCTACGTTCTCGTTTTCTGGCTAATAAATATTGTCTTTTTGTGCAACCTTTGATTCCTTGCAAATCTTTTATGCTTGACAGTCTGGCATTTTCTTTGTTGTACCATTGATTGATAGACTTTATTCTTTTTCCGTCAATGATAAAAGATTCTCCGGTGGAAGTTGCACAGGTACAAAAATTATTTACTCCAAGATCAATACTCAATGCAGAATTATAATCAATATGTGATTCGGTAACATCATTTTCTTCAAATACAAATCTTGCTTCAAAATATTTTCCATGGTACTTTGGTACGATTGATATTGTATGTATTTTCTTGTCACGAACATATTCTGGAACATCGATATAAAATTTCATTCCATTGTACTTGTCTCTAAGATACTTAGACATTGGGATTTTGAATTTTCCACTAGAATAATTAGATTCACCAGCATGTATGAACGTAACTGGATAGACTCCATCCTTATCTAAGTAATGTGGAAGTTTTACTTTCCAATTTTCATAGACACCGTCTTTTACTTTCTTCAAAAGAGCGAAGAATGATTTGAAAGATTGATCTGCACATCTCATTGTAGCCTGAGAAACATTTGAACCTAAATTGATGTAATTTTCAGAAAACTTCATTATACTGAAATTCGCTTCGTATCGAAGATATGAACCTTCTTGGAAATACTGTTGCCGAATGTTATATACAGATTCATTATACACATTCTTACTAAGATGACACATTTCTCTAAGATATTCATACTGTTTCGCTGTAAGATGTTTCAAACTACATTTCCATGTTGATAATTTCATATGACCCACCTCCTTTCAAATATATTATAGCATAATTGTAAATGAAAATCAAGTATCTCATTTACATTTTTATAATTTGGTGATAGCATTAAAATCTAAGACAATATTTTAATCTAATTAAATGGAGTTTAATATGATTTAGATATTAAAATAAAGTAAACCTTTTATGATGGAAAGGGAGTAGAAACCTAGAAAACTTCTGCTTCTTAGATGATTACAAAAATCCATCAATCTAGATTGCTGGTCGCCGGCTGTAGCAGGAACACGAACCTCAAACATTGAGGCAACAGGACGAGAACAGGGCGTAATGATTTTGGGGGAACAATTGCCCATTAAACAAGGAAAATGTAAGCAGAAGCCGCCAAAATTGGCAACTGCGTAAGAGCATCTTGGCGATGCCTGTGAGAATAAGGTCTTCGGACAAACTTCTCACGAAATCCTATTAACTTCCGTTGATAGGATCGTCAAGATGTAGAATAAGAAAGAAAGGGGCAAGAAAACAATGCCTACTTACAAAAACTTATCAAAAGCCGTAAAAACCTTCTATGGCGTAACTTTTCTTCCGGGTGAAGTAAAATCAGTTTCCGGGTACATCAATAACACGAAATTTGCTCGTGTTAGTGATCCTGTGGAAGTACCTGAACAACAGGAAATCAAAACTGTTGTAACTACTGAAGGAAAAACTGATATTACAAAACCTGTTCGGGAAGATAAGTCAAAACCTACAAGAAAATATACAAAGAAATCAACAACATTGAAGGAGGATTAAACATGGCACAAATCGTGATCAATGAAGTTAGCTCGAATTATACTTATAACATTGGCGCTAACTCATATGCCACAGTGGCACTTCCGATTACCGCAGCTTGGGGACCTGGTTATTTTGATTATGAAGCTGTTGGTAAGAAATCCAAAGATGAAATCTTGGACGAAACAACATGGGCGAAGTTTCCTGCAAACCAGGCAGGACTTGAAGCATTTATCTCTACCTATCGTGGACCTGCTACTAACTATCGCTTGTATGGAGATTACTCCTATCAGACTGCTATCACACTTCTTACTGCAGGATATGATGTTCTTGTGTGCAGACTTTGCCCCGGAACTAAGTCAGAAGGTAATATTTTCTGTGCAGAGAATTATGACAACACAAAGTCATATGAAGCTGGTGATGATTTTTACTATCCAGCTACCAATGGACAGTTAGTACAGGCAAATGAACACATTGATGCAAATATTTCTATCAATGATTTTTCTGAACATGCTCAGTATACAACTGGTGCTTATGTAAATTACAATGGATTGATTTACAAAGCAAAAGTTGACAATCCTACAGCAGATCCGTTCAGTAATCAAACAATCTATTCTGAAGGCGATGCTTGTGTATATGACGGGCAGTATAAGGTATGTTCTTCTAATATGGCAGAACCGGATGCATTTAGTGATCAATCCACTTATGCTGTAGGTGATCTTGTTAGATATGATGGAAACATTTACAATTGTGTTAATGCTGTTGAAACTCCTGGTGCATTTAATCAATCTGATTGGGAACTTGGTAGACGTTGGGATGCAAGTGAATGGCAAGGTGAATGGACTAATGCATTTGATCCTAGTAACTGGACAGAAGTAGTTTCAGTTGCAGATCCTGAGCAAGTAGATAACAGAGTTCTGTTTAAAGCTAAGTATCCTGGCTCCTTTGGTGATTCCTTAGTTATCAAACTCGCAAGAGTAACTTATGGAAATTACAAGTATTGGAACATGATTACTTATATCAAAGATTCCACAGGAGCTCTGACAGCTGTAGAGAACCTTGTGTTCACCATGGATGAACTTGCAACTACTGATACAATCCTTTACATTGATGAAGTAACATCTAAGTTTGTAGATATCGAACTGTTCGGAAACTTCGATGAAGCAGAAGATACATTTGAAGTATCTCTTACCGGTGGTGACGATCATGGATTTACGGAATCTGCAGATGATGCGATGACTAAGGCACTTGCACTTGCTCAAGCAAGATTCGGTGAGGAAACAATTTACATCAAGGGTCTTAAAGCTGTAAAGGATGCAGGTGTTGATAAGGTTGATGCAGACGGATTCTATTATCGTGAATGGCTTTATACAAATACAACCGGTAAGCCTACAGACAATGCTTCTGCTAATGTCAATGATTGGGAAGATGGTATTCTTTATCTTCTGACTGATAGACTTACCTATAATCCTGATAGAATCATCAGCCCTTGGGATGATCAAGACTTCACTTGGTTCGGTGATGTAATTGATGCAGAGTCTTGGGCACCTGTAACTTGGCAGAATATCAGCCTTTCACCTATGCACAAAGCAATTATGTTTGTTTCCTATTATAGTAGATGTGCAGCAGGTCTGATCGATGTTCCTAGAACATTAAAGCGTAGTGACGCACAAAAATACTTTACTAAACTTTCCACAGATTATAAGAATACCGAACCATTATTCGCTACTCATAGTGCTTACTTCGCACCTTGGGGACATTTCGTATATGCTGGAACAAGTCGTTCTAGTATCGCACCGCCTTCTTTCCTCAAGCTGATGATCGAACGGTCACAGATGGCAAATCAGAGTATTCAGTACTCCTGGGCACTTCCTACTAACAGAAAGCACAATGTTGCCATTGGAAAACTTGACTACATCGTTCCTAAGAAGTACCTCGATGAATGGCAGTCAGGTGAAGGTGTAAATGTAAACGCTATTACAAATATTCCGGATCTCGGAACAAACCTTTGGGGAAATTACACGGGTTGGGATATTCCACCTGCAACCTACAATGCACTTGAGAATCTTTCCACAAGATTCCTTGTAGACGCAATCAAAGATGTTTGCTACAGAGTAGGAATCTCTATCACATTCCAGTACAACAACGAACAAGCATACAGCAAGTTCTACGCAGGTGTAACACCTCTGCTTGATACTATGCGGAATGTAGGTGCGATCGATGATTACAGAGTTGTAATGAGAGCAGATATCAACGGACTTGATAGTGTGAACGCCAACACTGTAATAGGTAAGGTTTACATCACCGTACACGGTATCGTGAACGATATCTTTATTGATCTTATTGCATTACCTGCATCGGTTGATCTCAATTCGATCAGTATTTAATTAGATCGTCTATTCCTTATTAGATGAATGATTGAAGTCACTACCTAGTTTGATTTTTCATTCTAGGTAGTGATTTTTTATTTGGAAATATTTATTTTTCTATTGACAAATTTCAAATTTCAACTTATAATTATGGTAATAAATACTTTTCCAACGGAGGTGTTTGCTTTGAAGAAGGTTACTTATCATAAGAAGTGTAAATGGTGCGGAAAAGAATTTGATACTACAGCATCGAGGCAGATGTATTGTAAAGACGATTATGGCGAATGTCCTATTTGTGGGAAGAAGGTCAAGATCAAAGATTATTATGTAGGTGTTCAATGTTGCTCCGAAGAATGTCGTCAAAAGAAAATTGCGGCAACATGTTTAGAGCGCTATGGCGATACTTGTGCAGTAAACTCGGAGTCAAGTAAAGCCAAAGCTAGAAAGACTTGTTTAGAGAAATACGGTGTTGAATATTATACACAATCTGATGAATTTAAAGAACAATTCAAACAGATAATGTTAGAAAGATATGGTGTTGAGAACCCACTACAATCTGAAGAAATAAAGCAGAGGGTTCAAGCAACTAATTTAGAACGATATGGAGGTATTGCACCTACATGTGATCCTGAGGTTATGAAAAAATCAATTGATACTATGATAGAAAGATATGGTGGTGTTGGATTTGGTGGAGATTTAGTTAGTAGGATACGAGAAACTATGATTGAACGATATGGTGGATGGGGATCTGCATCTGATATCATCAAAGCAAAGGTACTGCAGACAACTTTAGAGCGTTATGGAGTGGAAAATCCACTACAATCCGCAGAGATTAAAGCAAAATTACACCAGACAAATCTTGAGCGTTATGGTTCTGTATGTACTTTAAATGATCCAGAGATCAAGCAAAAGGCAATCGCTTCTACCTTAGAACACTATGGAGTAGAAAATCCATTTGCATCGGAAGAGGTTCAGCAAACTATCCGCGATACTTTAATGGAACGATATGGTGTTGATAATCCTTTGAAATCAGATCAAATTAAAGAACGTGTTTATGCTACAAATTTGGAAAGATATGGTGCAAGAACTTATAATCAATCAATTGTTTCCTTGCAAACACAATTAATCGATCCATCAAAAGCAGATAGTTTCATTGAATTTAAGAATGACATACGTTCCTACATTGTTGGTCACTTTGATATAAAGCCAACTCTTGATCAAGTTGCCGAATCTATTGGTGTTCGAATGGAAACTGTTTCCGCATATGTAATTAAAACAAATTGTCAAGATTTGATTCAATATAGACCATTAAAAATGGAATCAGAAATTTTAGATTGCATAGAGGAAATTGTTCCAGATACTACAATTATGCAGCATACAAGAAGTATCATAAGCCCATATGAAATAGATATATATTTACCTGAATATAAGATTGGATTTGAATGTAATCCGACTTATACACACAACTCGTCTATTGATTCTTATGCTGAAAATGACAGAAAACCAATTGGATATCATAAAATGAAATCAGACCTTGCAAAACAAGCCGGGATTTTTCTTTTTCACATTTTTGGATATGAGTGGGTTTCAAGAAAAGATCAGATTTTGTCAATGATTCGAAATGTCTTAGGAAAAACTGAAACAAAGATATATGCAAGAAATACTGAAATAGTTGAACTAGATAATAAAACATGTTGTGCATTTCTTGAAGAAAATCATCTACAAGGATCTACAAATGCTAGTGTGCGGCTCGGGTTAAAATACAATGGTGAACTTGTATCCGTTATGACCTTTAATAAAATACGTGGTACCATAGGATACACAGAATCCATTACAGAAAATACCTATGAACTCAGTCGTTTCTGTAATAAACTTAATACATCTGTTGTAGGTGGTGCATCAAAATTATTTAAGTATTTCAAAGAACATTATGATTTTGATCAAATAATTTCATTTTCAGATATTGCACATGTAAAGGGTGGTTTGTATGAAACACTTGGATTCAAAGCTGTAAATATTTCAGATCCTAGTTATTGTTGGGCGGATCCCGTTAGTGAATACATGATAAATCGTGTTTCCACTCAAAAATCAAATATTCAAAGATTGTTTCCAGATGAAATCATTGATGTATCAGGAAAAACAGAAAGTCAGATCATGCTGGAGCACGGATTTGTTAAAGTTTACGACTGCGGGAAGGTAAGATGGCAATTTACCTCCAACCTTTAATGAATTCAGAGATAACAATGCAATAAAGTTATTGTAGTTATAAACAATATTTCTGAATTTGGAGGTTTTGTAATGAAGATTTTAAGACGGAAGGCTAAAGTAACGGCTTATACACATTTTGAAGGCAACAGTAAATTGCCTGATCTTGTTCGGTATCAAGGTAAGTATGCTATTCGGTACGATGGTAAGTCATATTCACTGTGGAAGAATCGTGATATGTATGCATCTGCACCTGACATCGACACGATTGAAATTGTTGAAAAGTGCTTGACAATTTAATGGAGGATAAGAGGATATGTCATATTTAGTGAAAGGTAATTATTTTGACACTGTGTATTCTCAGGTAAAGCAGATAATTGACAGAAAATTCGGAGGAAACATCGAAAATTTCTTAGATTATTGCAATTCTGGTTGGAGAGAATACGTAGATTTTTCAGTTCCCTATGAAACAGATGGTCAAGCGGTAGCTGATATGATTACTAACTACTTGATTGCTGACAGCAATTTTATTGAAGATACAGACTGTTCTAGTGAGCAGGAAGCAATGGAAGCACTTGCTGAAGATCCTTATGCTGCTGTTGACGCTCTGTCTAATCCAGCACCTGGTGATGACACAGAAGATATGTGGAGCGAGGAGTCACTAGTTAGTTATCTTTCATCAAGTTCATTTTATTTTATTATGGATCGAGTAGCTAGAATTGGAGCTATTCCCAAAGTATCTTACGGTCTGCTTGTAGAGTACGGAATTATATAAGGAGACAATAACTTATGAAAAGATACATTAAATCATCATACAGGTCAGTTGACCCTGAAGAACTGGAAAACAAAATATCTGAGTTAAAGGAGAAGTTAGACGATCCTAATTTATCTTGGATCGAACGTGACGAGATATTTGATTTGATTGAGATATACAAGCGAGAACTTTCCGATTCATATGAGTATAATCGTGATCCTTATCAGTGGGAGTTGTGAGGTGGAAACATGAAACGATACATCAAAGCTAGCACACAAGATCGAGATAAGCTGAATGATCTTGCAGCAAGAATGGATAAAGTTCTTTCAGACGCTCATATCTGGGCAGAGCTATGGGACTTAGATTACTTCGAAGATCTACCCGTAGCTAAGATTACATTCAAGATTGATGGTGATTGGAAACATGATCATCTTTACGCTGATGAGCTTATTCGTGAAAATTTCGACTGTATGCCTAGAATAGATGAAAAAGAATTAGAGGATACTGGAGAAGATTCTTACCCAGCAACTCATACTTATTACATATTATGCAAATAACAACTATGGGAGGATATTATAATGCAGAGACACTTTAGTGTAGAAGTAGGATTCGCAGGATATATCAATGGATATGAAACCGTAGATGTTTATGTAGATCCTGATAACGAATCTTACTGGAACGAGGACGATCTTGAAGAAAGTTTGTGCATCTTTATTCAGGATCCTGATAACGATATAGCCAGTGATCTTCTTTCTGATGTAGATGTTGAAGAAACAGCCGATGGAGAGTACGAAGTAACTTATAACTTTGCAACTTACATCGGACTGGATGAAACTTATAGTGTATATGCAGATAGCGAGGAAGATGCAATAGACGAAGCATTTCAAGAGGCCTGCAATGATCTGACAGTTGAATCTTATGAAGAGATTTTTGATATTGTAAACACCTCAACAAGATTAAGAAGGAGTCGTCGGATAACTGCTTCCATTGATCCTAGTGCACCTGATTGGTTGAGAGAAGGGTTCAATAATAGGTGGAGAATAAGGCAATTTACTAAAGATAGGTTGGCAAAGGAGTTTGATCTAAGCACTGCAAAATTCTTAGACGCGCCTTCTGGCAACTACTATCCTATTTACAAGTTTGGTCGCACTATTTATTTTCCTGGTGTAAATGACGAGGATCAAATAGTTGTAAATGGACGTTCTCGTACACTCGGAAAAATGTCAAGGTCAGCGTTACTTGATAATGCAGACGATATTACTTATGTAGATTTAGAGCAGGCACCGCCCGTAGCTAGAGAAAAATATCAGGATCCTAGATTCTTCGACAGTCGTGATTACGAAAGGGGATATGCCGGTCAAAAGCGTATTGGATCAGACAATTATTCTTGGATCACTAATAGAGGGCGCGATAAATCAGGATACCGCATTCCAAATCCGAAAGAGAAGTTAGTAGAATTCTACAGGGATCCGTCTAATCTTGGTAAACTTGCAGATAAAGTAGAAGATATTTACAGAAGGTTAGTAGATACAAGAGATCGTGTTTTATCTATAGATGTGCCTAATACTAGACCTCAACTTGATGACGATTACGGATACATTGAATCTCAGGACGCTGAAAACTATTCACAAGCATTAAGATATCTTGGAGAGGCTGTTAGAGATTACAACCGAGTGTTACAGAACATACCTAGTACGGTAACAGGCGGAAGATACAGAGAGTACAAGGTCTCCACCCTGTTTAAATACATCAACGACGTTAGAAATGATATTGATTATATAGATGAATGTTTAGGAAAGATAGGTCGGTAAACTCAGCGAACACTTCAATCATAGCTCCTTAAGTCAAATAGATGCCAGTTAGAAGACAAAATCTTTTCTAGCTGACATCTATTTGTTTTACTCGTGAATCGTTTAAATACATATAACACCTAGTGGAGAACATCTGAAATGATTAGTAAGGACTTGATTCAAGAAATTGAATATCAAATAACAACCTCAGAAGATTCAGATGTAGTGGAACTTCTACTTAGAATACTTTTGTCTATTCATATAGAAGAATGCTTGGAGGATAACTATGAAAGAAAACAAGAGGAACTATGAAGTATTTTCCGGAGAAGATCTGATCTTAGCTGATAGAATACAAAGACTTCGACTCAATATCTTAGTACATAGTTTCATATACTATCGAATGAGCAACAACCTGGTGTCAGATAGACAGTGGGACTTGTGGGCAAAGGAACTAGTTCAGTTACAGAATGGTAATGAAGATATCTCTAAGCAAGTTGTTTACTATGATGAATTCAAAGATTTTGATGGAACCACCGGAGCATTCTTTCCACTAGATGATCCTTATGTTGTTTCTACTGCACATAGATTGACAAGAACAAATCTTCCATCTGAAATTTCTGCAAATAATATCCAGAAATATAAAGAGCGAATCGTTAAAGAAGATGTAGAGGATAAGAAGCTGAAATCTTATTCAGTTAAGCGGCTTTTCTAATTATCGCAACAATTCAAAAAAATTTTAAAAAACCTATTGACTTTTTGTAAGTTTTTTCTTATAATAAAAACAGTCGTCAATAGACCGGCTGAAATAAATATCTTATCAACAGTACAGGAGGTACAAATTATGTCAGCTAATGTAGAAACAATGTTTTCAGTAAGAGAAGTTCCGTGGCACGGTCTTGGTACCGTTCTTGACAACCCTTTAACATCCAAAGAGGCCATCGTAGCAGCAGGTCTTGATTGGAACGTAGTTAAGAAGGATGTATTCGTAGACGGTGTTAAGGCACCTGGTTACGTAGCTAACGTACGTGACTCTGATAACTCTATCTTAGGAGTAGTATCTAACAGATACACGATCGTTCAGAACAGCGAAGCATTTGAGTTTACCGACAGCTTAGTAGACGAAGGCCTTACATATGAAACCGCCGGATCTCTTAGAAACGGCAAGCAGATCTGGCTCTTAGGAAAGCTTCCGAAGGACAATATCTTAGGCGAAGATCTTGAACCTTATGTGTGCTTTACTAACACACACGACGGTACCGGAGCAGTTAGAGTTTGCATGACTCCTATAAGAGTTGTCTGCAACAACACACTTAATCTTGCATTATCTACTGCTAAGAGATCCTGGTCTACTAGACACATTGGCGACATTCAGGCGAAGGTACAGGAGGCTCAGGCAACATTAGGTCTCATCAACGAATACATCTCAGCACTTAAGCAGGAAGCTGAGAATCTCGCAAATGTTCGTGTATCTGATGAAACCATCGAAGGCATCTTAGATATCATGTATCCGGTAACTGCTGAGACTTCTGATCTTACCAAGTCTAGAATCGATCTTGTCAAAGCAGAGTATTTCAGATGCTTAGATATGCCGGATGTCGCTCAGTATAGAGGCACTGCTTATGCTGCAATGATGGCGGCTACAGACTTCGCGGATCATTCCAAGCCACTTCGCGTCACAAAGAACGCAGATGAGAGCAGATGGAACGCTGTAATTGTCGGCCATCCATTTGTAGACACAATGTTCAAGAAGTTACAGGCAGTACCTGCATAAATCAGCTTACTTTCCCTGTCATAGTTACCTTACAGTTGTCTGGCAGATGATTGTCACATTAGGTCATCTGCCAGGCACAAAGGAACAACATGTAAGCACAATCTTAGGAGGAAATAATGATGACAAACGAACAGATTAACGCAAAGATCACTCAGATTGAACTGCTTGAAGCTCAGATCAAAGAGCTCAAAGCTATTGTAGATTCTACAAAGGCTGATCTCAAGTCAGAATTGGACGATCGCAAGGTTGATATGGTAGATACAGGAATCTATCGCATCTTTTATGAAGCCTACGATAAGAAGGCTGTAGACACCAAGAAGCTGAAGGATGCAGGTCTGTATGATCAGTACTCAAAGACAACGACTTCGATCATGTTCAAGATTACAGCTGTAACAAATGACTAAGATTACTCCTGCCTATAAGATACCTCTTTAGAGTTCGGCAGAGGTGTTTAGAGAATTCTAGGCATCTCTGTTGAACTAGGTAGGGCAGATAGCTGAAACAGAATCATTGGACTATCGACAAGAGGTTAGTCAACGGATTTTGATTCCGTCAACGCTGGTTCGAATCCAGCTAGTCCAGTACATTTAGATACCTCCTAGATGTTTGGTGGATAGAGTTGCGCATTGGTGGAGACCCATGGGGAGCAACTCCAGGTGAGATATGGGTTGGGTGAGTCTCACACAAAAGCACCTATGGTGGAATTGGAATACACGATGGACTTAAAATCCATTGAGAATATTCTCGTGACGGTTCGAATCCGTTTAGGTGCATGTGATTCAATGTGGTGGAAAAGGTAAACATAGGCGGGTGGCGAGACGAATGAGTATGGAGATAGCCGTGGCTGAAACTGATGCCTAAATAGGACTCATTCTGTAGGGTGCAAATCCTTACCATTGAATCATGCTTGTGCTCCGAGGGCAAATC